GTGAGACAATTACCTACTGCTTCAGAGTATCTGTTTAACCCGTTCCGTATCTTTACCTTTTAATGATTGACCAGGCAGGACAATTAGACCGACGTATAACTCTCCAGACATTCAGTGAAGCCACTGATGCTTTTGGTCAAGAGGTGAAGTCGTATTCTACTTTGGCAACTGTATGGGCTAAGGTCGTTGAAAAAATAGGTAAAGAGTCTGAAGAAGGCGATATGATTGCTGCTACTAAAAAAGTAGAGTTTATGATTCGCTACCGTACAGATGTGAATGAGGAAATGCGTATATCATACAACAGCAACATATATAAAATTAAAGCCATACAGTCGGCTGATGCGCGTAAAGCGTTTTTAAAGATTGTGTGTCTTTGGTCTGATGCGCAGTAATGGAAAAGGTAAGGGTTAGTGTAGAAGGCACTGAGGAAGTCATGCGTAAGCTTAAAAGACTCGACGACCGTATTACTAAAAAGATACTTAAAAAGGTTGCAAGGGAGTCTTTAAAGCCTATGGTACAGTCTTATAAAAGAAACATCAAAAACTCAGACGAGACTTTTGTGGTTTATAAGGAAGGGCGTATATATGCTGAAATTTTACCTGGTCAACTTAAAAGAAGTGTAGGTGTTAAATTTCCTAGAAGATACAACACAGGTAATAACTTTTACGCTTCTGTAGGCCCGCGTAGGTCAGGTGCTTTTAAGGATAAAAATAAAGGTGGTTGGTATGCTGGCTTCCTTAATTTTGGTTGGTTACAAGTACCTGATGGCTCAGGGGGCAAAACCGATTATACTGGACAAAATGCAAATTTTGCGCAGAAGTCTCAGAGTGGTGCAAAGAATCGAGTACGATTTAAATTTGTGAAAACCTTAAAAACCAAGGTTGATAAGGAAATTAAAAAGCTGAAATTTGGACAGCGTGTAGGTTTGAAATGATAGGTAAGGTTATAAAATACAAGTTTGATAATACAGCTAGCTTAAACAACGTTTTTGCTGGTAGAGTATATCCTTTGGTCGGTGCTCAAACAAGTGCTCGACCTTTTTGCATTTATGATCTGACTAGCTTAAGAACTGAAGGCTCAAAAGATGCGGACAGCCATATTGATATAGCAAATATCGAGCTTAATTTAGTAGGGGATAGTTACAGTGTGTTACAGACCGCTGTAGAAAATATACGCACAGCTTTTGTGCGAATGAAGGAAACAATTGAGGGTGTTGAGGTACAATCGTGTGGCTTTGATTCACAGTCAGAAGTATTCAACGTTGACGAGGAGACTTATACAGTCTCGGTTGATTTAGTGTTTAGAATAGTAAGATAATAAAACGTAATTAAGATGGCAGCAAGTACATCAGTAATGAATAGCACCGATGTTGTAGTACGCATCGGTACCGACGGCGCAACGTATGAAACCGTAGGTAAAATGACCAACGCTTCTCTAAGCGTAACTATGGCCACTCGTGATACTTCTACAAAAGACAGCTCTGGCTGGATGGAAGTATTAGAAGGCCAGAAATCTTGGACGCTATCGGGCGAAGGTCTGGTAGTGTATAACAACAGCGGCAAGGCAACACCGGACGATATTTACGACCACTTGTCAGGACGCACGTTGATTTACATTGAGTTTGGTAGTGAATCTACTGACGAAAAATACTACAGCGGTACGGGATACTTCACAGAGTTCTCTACTGATGCGGGAATGGAAGACAATGCAACTTTCAGCTTTTCGTTCCAAGGTACTGGTACCTTGACTCAAGGAACTCAAGCATAACCATTAAGGGGGGCTTCGGCTCCCCTTATAACACACAATAACAATGACAACACAACTAGTAAAAGTAGGGGAAGATACCTACCCGGTAAAGTACGGATTTAATGCACTTCGCTTGTTTTGTAATGCAAGCGGTATGGAGTTGCAGGATCTTGAAACGCTAGGCTCAAGTATGAAAATTGACCACGCTATAAACTTAGTGTGGGCTGGAATGAAAGACGGTGCAAGAGCAGAAAAGAAAGATTTTGATTTAACACCTGAAGACATTGCAGACTTAATGGATGAAGACAGCAGCTTGATTAATCAATGTATGGAGCTTTTTGTTTCTTCATTTATTAAACCAGCAAGCGGCGAAAAAAAGTAAGTACCCAAGCCTCTGAATCTCTTGACTGGGATGTACTGGAAGCTATAGGCTTGGGTGAGATGGGAATGACTGTGGAAGAGTTTTACAATATAACTCCACGTCAATTTCAAAACAAAAGAGAAGGCTTTCAGAAGCAAATGCAGTACCATACTGAATTGCTGTGGGAGACGACAAGGTGGCAAGCAGCAGTAAATGTTGCACCACATACAAAAAGAAAAGTAAGCCCTAAAGACCTGGCTGCGTTCCCTTGGGACAGTAGAAAGCGAGTACATAAGGCTGCAACATACGAAGAGGTACAAGAAGCATTAACAAAGGTGTTTGGTAAATGAGTCGTCAAGACATAGATTTTAAAATTGGTGCGGACTTAAAGCAGTTCCGCACAGCAATGGGAAATGTAGACCACAGCTTAAAAAAGCTAAGTGGTGGTTTTGGCGCTTTAGGTGGTGTCATCGGCGCTTCTTTTGCTGTAGATGCGATAAGACAATTTGTTTCTGAGTCTGTAGAGCTTGCCAACCAAGCAGAAGGTGTTAAGGCAGCATTCGATCGTATTAACGACCCTGAGCTTTTAAGTGATTTGCGTACAGCAACGCGAGGTACTATTGACGACCTCGAGTTGATGAAAGCAGCAGTAAAAGCTAAAAACTTCAATATCCCACTTGAGCAGCTCGGTAATCTTTTAGGCTTTGCACAACAGCGTGCAACAGAAACAGGAGAAAGTATTGATTATATGGCCGAGAGTATTGTACTCGGTATTGCTCGGAAAAGTATACCTATTCTTGATAACCTTGGCTTTAGTGCTACAGAGGTAAGAGAAGAGTTTGGTAAGACCGGCGATATGGCCACAGCTGTGGGTAATATCATTGAACGTCAGATGGGAAATGCTGGCGAGCGCACACTTACTACATCGGAGCTTATAGCACAGCAGCGCGCAGAAATCACAAACTTAAAAATAGCTGTAGGTGAGCAGCTGCAACCCGTTTATAATGCATTTTTAAACGAGGTTAAAGGCGGCTTAAACTCAATTAATACGCTAATGTCCGATCAAATATCGGGCGTAGAGCGTATGGCGTATATTGCTTCTTTTTTCCAAGGCACACAAGGTGAGGTATTGCGTGTTTATCTCAACGCACAAAAAGAAGCAAGAGTAGCTGTAGCTGAGCATGAAGCAGCACAAGCAGCTTTAGGTACTCAAACAGATAAAACAACAACTTCAACAGACGGACTTGCAAATACATTTGAGAAGACGCGCAACGAGGCGTACTTCTACACGGAGGCCATTCACCGCTTAAAAGAAGCGCATAATATGCTGGGCACTGCACAAGGTGCAACGCTACAGCCGATGTTGCAGACTACTGGGGAAATAGCACAAGCAGGCTTTGATGCTTTTATAGCATTTGAGGAGCTTGGGCAAAGCATTGGTAGTACTTTATCCTCTGCCTTTGATGCGGCACTTATTAGCGGTGAGGACTTCTTTACTGTATTCCTACAAGGCTTAAAGCAAATGCTTGCACAGATTGCAGCTACCATAGCAGCAGCATTGATACTATCAGTTGTTTTAGCGGCTGCTACAGGCGGTTTAATGGGTTTGTCGGCCCAAAGTATAGGTACAGCATTTAAACACTTTGCAGGCCCTACTATGGGTGTACCAAGCTTTGGTATAAATGGTGGCCTGGGCAATGTGATGCAAAATGGTGTACAAGTATTCGGAACCATTAGAGGTGAAGACATTTTCTTAAGCAATGAGCGTGCTGGTAGAAATAGAAACAGATTAAGTGGTATAGGAGGATAATGGCAAACCCAAAATTGTACAGCGAGTTCCGTAGCGATTACGGCGACTTTTATCTTATTGAGATTTGGGACGAGGACTATACTGGTTCGGATCCTGACCGGTTTAACATTACTAGTGCAGGCTTTGAGCTTAACTACACGGGTAAGACCGACAACATCTACAGTCCTGTAATAGGCTCAAGCGTGTCTTTAGGTATGTACATCCGCGATGCAGCAACACGCGCCTTTGCTTCAGACTTCAAAGAGTACCAAGAGGATAGATACTACATAAAAATCTGGAAAGGCAACTTCGATGGCCAGGATGCTGATACTTGGTACAACACTACCAAGGTTAGTGAGGACGGGCTGGTGATGTGGTTTACCGAATATGAGGAGGAAACCGTACACCTTGATTTCTTTTGGGGCGGCTACATCCTACAAGATGTGGTAAAGATAGAGGACGCCTCGGAGCCGTATGTGCTGCAATTATCCGCAAATGATGGTATAGCAAGACTAAAGAATTTGGATGGCTTAGAAGCCTTTGCAACAGTTAGAGGTGTATTTAGCAGCAGTATTGTACCCACAAGTATTTTCCCTAGCGAATATCCAGCTTTAAAAGTAGTAAGCAATTGGTGGAGCAACGAGCACACTTACAGCGCTACAGAAGACCCAACAGCTACGACCGCTGTAGATACTTCTGTTTTTCACACTTACAACTCAGATGGTTCAGTGCGCAAGGCATCTAAATACGAAGTGCTTGAAAACGTGTGTAAGGCCTTTGGTATGCGCTTTTACTATTCCAATGGTAGCTACAGAGCCGAGCAGATATTTCAGCGCGACAACGACAACATAACAGAGTTTAGCTATAAAGCCAACGGTAATTACATCGGCTACGAAACCGTAACGCGCGACAAGGCTATCGATCAAACGAGCAATAAGGCACGCTTGGCCGGTAACATCTACAACTTTTTGCCGGCAGTTAATAAAACAAGCATTCAAACCGATGAGGCAGATGTTGACTATGCAGGCCTTATAAGCAACCAAACTACGCAGCCGACGCTTGACCTAGGCTTCACCGTTTCCGATCCACAAAACTGGCTGGAAATAAACTTTAAGTACAACGCCGAGCTTGAGATAAATACCAATGTAAACAATACGAAGATTTGGTATGTGATTGATTTGGACATTAGCATTGATGACGGCACAACGGTGTACTACCTAAAGCGTGACCACACGGGTATTACTCCTAATGTACCGGTGTGGACAACAACGCAAGCAGGTAGTGGCTACCAGGTATTGGTAGGGCCGTTTATAGAAAATGTGCAGAGCCCTTATTCTACGCCGATGCTTGAAACACACAGCACCACGGTAAACATCATCACGCCTACCTTGCCACAAGACGGCGATATAGAGGTGCAGTTTAATAGCAATAAATGGATAACAAAGACGGGTGCTACACGTACCATAAACGCTAACAACGATGATAGTTGGCAGACAACACTTATCTCTATTGTAAAGGGCAATGGTAATCCTGGCCACTTTGTACAAGCTGAGGTAACTAATGCCGATGTAGATAGCGGCTTGGTGTACGACCTTGGCACTACCAAGGTATTCAACGGCAACGGTAATAGAGGAAGTATCTACTACCGTCCAGCGGGTACATTAAACCATATACGCACAACGGGCTTTAGAGAGGGCAACAGCGGCAGCTACATCACCGCACAGCGTTTGCTGGTAAACGAAACGCTTGCGCTGATGAACAGCCCTATAGAAAAGTACCAAGGGCAGATATTTAGTAGCCACCACTTTATGACGCGCCTGGTGTTTGACAGCAAAAACTGGTTGCAGCTTGGCGGTAGGTTTAGCGCAAGAGAGGATACTTGGGACGGTGAATGGTTCGCCATTTCTAAAGAAACCATATCTATCACTAATACAGACGATGGTGTAGCAGCACCTCCAGTATTTAGTGTTGGGGCTTCTTCTATTCGTGGGCGTATGTCCTTAGCAGCGATAGATACTACAGACTTCAGTGCAGTAGATGCTGAAGTGAGCAACGACCTTGGTGTTGTGGGCAATACTGATCTTAGCGGTACGTTGGACGTGGCTGGCAACACGGACATCACCGGCACTTTGGATGTGACGGGTGCCAGTACATTGGCAACCACATCGGTTGGCGAGTTTACAACGACTGGACGTGTGAACGTCACGTTGAATGAAATCACGGGAAATCCCGGTGGTAGTGAAACGATATCGGCGTCAAACAATTTCAATTTCATTGGTTTTGAAAGCGGTGAAAATGGAACGTACACCATCAATTTGCCACCATCTGAAGCGGGAATGATTCTCCGATTCAAGACGGACGACACCATCAGCAATCAAAAAGATATATCGTTGACACCGCAATCGGGCGAACGCATCGATGGTGAAGCGTCCTACACTATGGATAGACCCTACGACGGCATCACGCTCATGGGCGGGCCAAGTGGCGATTGGTTTGTGATTCAGAAAAAAGAGAAGTAATGCCGTCCAGTGATACTTATATTTACAAAACATACTAAAGACACAATGAATGAAGCAGTCTCAATTTTACTACCTCCTTCGGAGAGGGTTGCTCAAATCAATGTCAGTTGTTCGGGAGGGACTTGTGATGTTTAACAAGTTCACCACCGCTGGCATCACCCACCCCGCCCAAGGCTCGGCCGGGTTTGACGGGGCGAGTGATTACATCCAATTAAACGAGCCGTTCAGTTATACGAACCACACCATCGCGGCGTGGGTTTATGTTGAAGACACAAGTGCGGAAAAATTTATTTTTGGTGCGCGTGATACGTCAAACGATGGCATCGCGATTTGGACACCAAACGACGAAACAATCCGCTACAAAATAAACGACGTTTTCTTAACAAGTACCACGAGTGTAGCGGGACAATGGGCTTACATAACCGCTACTTATGACGGCACCACGCAACGCCTTTATATTGACGGCAGTCAAGAAACAAGCCAAGCGACAAGCAAAACAATCAGCACTACAACGGACGCAACAATCGGCAAAAACAATCTTGGAACCGACTACTACAACGGCAACCTCGCCAACGTCGCGATTTGGAACCGCGCGCTTTCAAGCGATGAGATTAACGCCGTGATGTGGAAAGGGTACCAGTCGCTAACGGACAATGAAAAAAGCGGTTTACAAGCGTGGTATTCTTTGGACGATGTGGCAAGCCCAGCGGCATCACTCGCGACAATGGAACAACTCGCAACGGATAAAGACGTAACAATAGAAAACAAGGCGGCCATCACGGCGGCCATAAACGCACTTAGCTAATGGCAC